TTCATGCCTCTGGAAAATGCAGAAGTCTTTGCTTTGACGTTTATATTAAGATTTCCTATTGTTGACATTATTTTCTCACTATTCCAGCTATGCCAGAGAGTATTTTCTTTGCCTGTTCTGGCGTTTGTGCTTCGTCTTTTTTATTCATCGTTTTGAATAAGAGATAATCTTCTATGCTCACTGTACCTTTTTTACGTTCTGTGTGGTTTGTCATCGCAACCAAAGCAGTTCTATAATCATCCCGTATCTCACCGAATGGAAAGACCTCTTCAAAGGCTCTCCACTCGGTTAATTCGTAACTACTGATTTCACTCAATAGCTGTGATACGGTCTTTCCGAGTGCTAACGCTAGTCGGAAGTAGAATTGTCGCTCTGGTTGCTCTCTGAGTTTCCCACTAGTTCGTCCATATCTTCTTCGTCAAGGCCGGACAATCTGGATGCTACTTCATATACTCGGTCTAACGCTGCACTTGACTTTTTACCTAACGCAATAACGTCCATTTCGGTAAACAGAAGATTGCCTTCTTCGTCAACGCACGATAACGCACACATCTTTGCCCTTGCACCTACTCTGTCAAGCTTGATCTTCTTGCCCTTTTGCTCGATCATGCCCTGCTCGAACTTATCCCTGGCGTTACCCATGAGTGCTCGAACGATAACGTCGCCTTCCCACTCTGGGACCTGGACAACTTCTGTCTTAATGTCGTCTGCTTGTAGAATCTGTTCTCTTGTCAGCATTGTCATAAAATTACTCCTTTCAAAGAGCTATGTTGAGATAAACGGATTAGTATCACCTGATAGCTCAATCGTTATCTCTGCGTCTATTGCCCCGTCAGCCGGGACGTTTGTATTGTATCCACTCAAGAACCCTGAAAACTGAAAGTATGTTGTATCAGGATATACTATATTAAATAATCTCAATATCGAGATGTTCACTATCTCTGCCAATAATGTAGCACTGTTATATACATCGTATCGCATACCTACCGTCAGTGATCCAAGGTTGACTTTCCCTGGACGTTTATAGATTAAGTTACTTCCTATCGGTGTAACATCTACAGACGAACTGGTAGCACCGGGGCCATTGATATATACAACTTGCCCTATAGTTATGCCTACACCCGCTATCGTTGTGCCTAAGCTGGCTAATGCCATGTTACGCTCCCGCTGCGATTGCTAACCCTGTATTATTTGACACTTTAATAGTGGCTTCTGCGTCAATCGCACCGTCGTCTGGCACGTCCGTACTGAAACCTTTAACGTATCCAGTGAACTTGAATGTAGAATCATCAGAGAACGTCAGTGTGAATAGTTCTGCGGTTGCTCCAGCTATAAGCTCTGCCAATATTGCTGCACAATCTGCGCGCGAATATCTTAACCCAATCGTCACTTCTCCACCGTCAACTTTACCTGGGGCGAAATTCTGCACCACGTCTGTTAAAATTGACACGTCAATATCATTACCGCTAAGGCCAGGGCCACTTACTGATACTGCCTGTGCAAAATGCGTTAAACTAGCACCTGCGATTGTTACACTTAAACTTGCTATTCCTGCCATGATATATCTCCTGTATTATACCGTTATTGCTAACGACGTACTGTTTGCTACTTTTATTGTCACTTCTGCATCAACTGAACCGTCATCTGGAACATCTGTACTATACCCTTTAAGGTATCCAGAAAATATGAAATTAGTAGCGTCTGGGAATGTTACTGTAAATACTTCAATAACAGCACCAGCAATAATGTCTGCGACAATAGCAGTTCCATTGACTTGATCGTATCGCAACCCAAGAGTTACTTCACCACCATCTACTTTCCCAGGCACAAAGCTCTGCACTACGTCTGTTAAAATTGATATGTCTACGTCGTTTCCAGAGAGTCCCGGCCCACTAACGCTTACAACATTTGCATACCAGGCACCACCGGCTCCAGATATTGTTGTCCCTAAACTTGCTTGCCCTGCCATAATATATTACTCCTATAAAGTTGGTACTGTTTCTGTGAACCAGAATTCATAGTCCATACGTACACCGTATGAATCTGCTATTTGTTTTTCTGGGTCTTGGTCTAATACGTCATCGTCATCCAATAATAATACGCTCTGTACATATACATCGCCCATATTACCAGTTGCGAATCCATCGAAATTTAGCCTTATCTGCTCTGCTAATTCTTGTGCTTCAAGGTAAGTATCTGACCATGTGTTAAATTGTATCCTCGCTCTTGAGAATCCAGATGATCCAGATAATTGGTGTTTGTGGTCATTTGATATTTTCTCGAAGATTAAATATGGATTATCTGTATCTTGAGGTGCTATCATTGGATAGACACGTGTGCCAATTAGACCTGTTATGTCTGCCCTTGTATTGATGTATTCAATTATTCCTTCTTGCAATATCATCTTGTCGCCTTTTTAATCTCTGACCACATTCTAGTTGTCGCAACTTTTACTACTTTATCTTTCGTACTATCAAATGCGTTTCTCATAAATGGCATTGGCCTTACTCGTTTACCAGTGTGATGTCCCATGAATACTAAAACATGGCCATATTCAATTGCAGACGGTATGAACTGCCGTCTCGCATTCTCGCTCTCTGGATAAACTAATCTATCCATCGCTTTCTTATCGAAGTTCACGTTAGCACCATAAACGCCTTTACGCTGTTTCTTCTGTGACCTCACAATAACAGAATTGTGCATAGTTTCTGCAAGTCTGCCCTTTACGTTTCTAAGCGTTGACGATGTCTTTACCTTTCCTTTTTTCGTAGTCTCTGTACGGCCACCAGATAGCATAGTCAAAATGTTCGCTTTCGTTGCCTTCTGTGCAACTCTCAAGCCTTCCTTAACGCCTTTTCTGACTATTGGGCCTGCAACTTTCTTGCTAAGCTTGTCTATCTTCTTTTGAAGTTGTCTCATGCCTTTAATCTCAAAGTCTGACATCACTTAACCTCCTTAGCCATAATGATAAGTTCATCGTTCATTTCCTCAACATTATCAATGGAGTTTATTTCAAACGTTCTCCCGTCATTAGTCATCCTGTCAGTTATGTCAATTGAACTATTATATCTCACTCTAATAAGTATTGTCGCTTCACCGCTTCTTTGCTGTGACTCGTTTACTTCTTTACCTCTCACTTGGTTTATGCTACCCCATACAGTCATATAGGTAGCGTAAGTCTCGATAGACTGCCCCATTGAGTCTGGAGTGCTAGTGAAGCTCTGGAAAGCTATTCTATTTCTCAGTTTGCCTGATCTCATACGAAAGTTTCCACCGTATTACGTCGTAATAATGTCTGTACTGCCATAGGAACCTCTGTTGCCTCTGCTCTTGGGCCTACAAATACCTGTTCCCTGTTCGCATACCAATGACCTATCAATAATAACATTGCCTGCTTAATCGTATCTGGTGTTGAGTTTGCGTCTGCATAGCCAGCTACATAAGTAATCGTGACTGCATTATTCTCTGCCCTGGTTGATGGCCATGACTGATCGTATGCACGTCTTACTGAACCAGGTTCAGTTGTGATGTCCACGTCGTATATGTCTGTCGATAAAGTTTGGGTATCACCGTTAGTATCAATGTACGTTATTGACGTTACAGACGTTAATGGTGGGCTTTTCAGTTGGATAATACCACTGGAAGGAAACGAATCGCAATACTGGGTGAGTGTGCCAGTGCCAATCTTACGCCATGTCCATGCCTCTACAATCTCTAATGCTGCACCTATAAGTGTGTCTATCAGGTCATCGTCATCGGTTACGTCTACTCTAAGGTGTAGCTTCGTCTCTGCGAGAGTTATTGTTTCGTTTGCCATGATAATTGTTCCTTACTCGATTTACCCTTACTTGACTATGTGCCTAATTAAAAAATACACGGCTGTCATAAATGGAACCATGACCACCATGCCTATTTTTGCTATTGTCTTGTGACATTGTTCTACTCGGTCAAGCCTGACTTTAACGCCTGGCGTTCCATTACCATTTATGAATTTGTCCCATTCCTTAAACTTTCCAACTACATATTCTTGAAACTCTTCGGTGTTCATCTTTATCACTTTCAATATTAGTTATATCGTTCCGTTCAACGTTACTGAATTATAGTCTCCGTTTAATGTCACATACGCAGAGTCTCCATTAAGCGTTAGGCTTGAGCCGTCCCTCGCAACACCGTTAAGAATTACTGCATAGTTTAGCCCGTTTATTACTAAAGACGATGAGCTTTCTACCTCATATTGGAATACTGGCATACCTCCGTCCATCGTCCATGTAGTGGCAAAGTCAAATCCTACGAACTTAGCAGGGTCCAGATACTCCGCCGCCGTCAGCGGTACACCCTTACCCGTATCATCACTTTGTCCTGATGTTGTGGAGTTGTAGTAGGAGTATGCGACGGTCCCAGCATTAGCACCAACAAGCCCAGCTTTATCAGTAGTGCCTGTAACGGCTCCGACTGAATGGCAAGTGGTGATATTAGTATCTGCCCCAGATTGACCAACAAGGCCGCCTACGTACTGGTCGCCTGTTACAGCTACCGTTGAATACGAGTTAGTGACTGCTCCTGTCGCCAAGGCAATCCCGCCGACTAATCCACCAACAATGTCATCACCTGTGACTACACCCGCACTCTTACAAAGCGTAATTGCCCCAGTGGTTATACCGGCTAACGAACCAATGTAATCCGCTGTTGTAACAACTACTGACACGCCCGTTAATATAACCTTTGTTATAGTTGCTGCTGTGTCCGTATAGCCAAACAGCCCTTTGAAGTTAGTGTCATCCGTTATTGTCAAGCCGCTAATCTCATACCCGCCGCCATCACAATCGCCGTTGAATTTGTTTACAGAATTGCCAATCGGGTCCCAGTCGGCTACGGTAGCCATGCTGAAAGCGTTCGCAATTGTGAAATTAGTCGTATCGGCTCCAGCGTTCACGATGTTACGAAGTATGCCAAGATCGTCCACATCCGTTACAACAACTTCCGGAGGTGCGAACTCTTCCAGTAATGGCATCCACACGTATGTTGAGTTTTTACCCATGTACCAGTCAGCGTTAGCGGTGCCGAAATCCAATTCAGTAAAACTTGCCTGTAAAGCATATTCAGCAGTCGTTAGTCCAACTATGCCAGCCACATCGCCTGTTTGTTCAGTTGTCGTTTCGTTAAAATAACACCCTGTATATGCTCCAGCCCCGCCCCCTGTGAACCCGCCATCATTCGCCCCTGCACCTGTGACCGTCCCTGCGTAGGTATGGCAATAATTGATCGTAGCGTCTGTATCGTTCAAACCAACGAACCCACCGACGTAATCGGCTCCTGTAACAGTACCCCCATCGGTGTAGCAGTTACTTACAACTGCTGATACTCCTGTATTCGTTCCGATACCACCGCCGACATTAACGCCCGTACCGACGACATTACCAGTGCAATAGCAATCATCAATTGTACCTAAATTAGAGCCTATAAGCCCACCAACATTATCTACACCGGTAGAAGTAGCCGTTGACCAACACGCATCAATTCCGCCATCAGCGGTTGAGTATCCGCAGAACCCGACATGATCGTTACCAACAATCGTGCCAGTACCATAGCAGTCTGCAACCGCACCGGCGTTATATCCAATCACGCCGACATAATCTCCAGTCGAAGTTATGTCAACATTCGTAAAAGTTAGATTGTGAATATTTGACGACGTCCCCGTTTGTCCGAATAAGCCTACCTTGTCACTCGTGCTGTCAATCGTTAGCCCGTCAATTGTATAATCCGCACCGTCACATTCAGCATTGTAAGGATTCGCCACTGTGCCAATTGGTGTCCAGTTTGTGTAGGCACTCAAGTCTAGCTCAGCACCAAGAGTAAAAGCCAAAGCAGGCTCGACGTTGTTGCTATAACTTGTAAACGCCGCTAACTCCGCTGGTGTGATTATCGTAGGAGTCGTAACAGCATTGACATTCATCGTCCAGCTATCCGCTACAAGGGTTCCCCAATCGCCACCGCCTGTAATAGACGGTGCTGCATTTGTTCCATTGATTGTTACAGTTGGGGTTCTACTACCTGTAGCTGAATTGATGACTAATGATGCTAAACAGTTGTCTGTTTCCTCTTGTGTCCATGCACAATCTTCAAGCCTTATAGTTGTTAATAATATATTAGTGTTTAGGCAATTTGCGTCTGCTGTTACATCCGTGTCTGATAAATTCAAATAAATCAAACTCGTTAAGTCAGCAATACCGCTAATATTACCATCGGCATCTGTTCTGGATAAATTCAAATTAGTCAAACTTACCAAGGTGTCAATACCGCTAATATTACCATCGACACCTGTGGTGTATAAATTCAATAAAGTCAAACTTACTAAGTCAGCAATACCGCTAATATTACCATCAATATCTGTGCTGCTTAAATGCAAATAAGTCAAACTTGTTAATTCGGCAATACCGCTAATGTTACCAGTTACAGATGTGTTGTCTAAACGCAAATAAGTCAGCCCTGTCAATGTTGCAAGCTGTGCTATATCACCACTGACCTTATCCTCGCCAATATCTATCTGCGTAACGCCTGTCCAGGTCAAACCATCGGTCTGCGAGAATGTTATCGTCGCAGTATCATCTAAAGTTATCGCTGCATGTTCTACACCAGTAGCAAGCGAACCTGTTTCCCCGTCGTTTGTACCGCCTGTAATCTCCCAATCAATTCCAGAGCCAGTGAAAGTGAACTTAGGCGTAACGGTTGTATCTTCTGTGCCCGTAAATATGAGTGGTGCTAATGCCATTATACCTTCTCCTCTGCAATAGCTGAATTGACCTTAGCCAACTGATCGGCGATATAAGACGTTCACGCCGCTGGGTCAAAGTCTCCGCCGATCTTGGAGATAATCAGCAATAGATTAGCAA